GTATTGTATATAATCTGGTGAACGCCAACTCATTCTTTCCGGTGTATATCACTGGTGAGTCTGGTAATGGTAAGACCAAGATGGTCTATGAAGCCTGTGCCAAGGCCAAACGAGAACTCATTCGTGCCAACATCACAGAGGTTACCGACGAGGACGATCTGATTGGTGGCTTCCGACTGGTTGATGGCAACACGGTGTGGCAGGACGGTCCTGCAATCGAAGCAATGAAACGGGGTGCCGTGCTGTTGCTGGACGAGATCAATCTTGGTTCTCCCAAGATCATGTGTCTTCAACCAATTCTTGAAGGCAATCCTATCTATATCAAAAAGACCAACGAATTGGTTTATCCTCAGCCTGGGTTTACTGTGATCGCCACGGCTAACAGCAAGGGTAAGGGATCGTCTGATGGTCGATATATGGGCAGCAATATTCTCAATGAAGCCTTCCTGGATCGCTTTGCCATCACAATCGAACACGACTATCCTTCGACTACGGTGGAAACCAAGATTCTGAATCAGATTCTTGCCAAGAATAATGTCACTGATAAGGATACTATGGACTTTGTTCCTCGGCTCATTGAGTGGGCTGCGGCGATTCGCAATACCTTCCGGGAAGGTGCTATTGATGAGATCGTGACTACTCGTCGCCTGATTCATTTTCTAAACTTCTACATCTTCGGGGGAACTAAGAATCGTATGAAGGCAATTGAATACTGCATCGCTCGATTCGATGATGAGACCAAGTCATCCTTCAAGTCTTTGTATCAGAAGTTCGATGCCACTATGGGAATCAACGTTAGCACCTGGGATGATTTTGTTATGCCACAAACCTCTGATGAAGCTTAACGAGGATTGCAATAAACTTCTGAATGGTATCAAGGCTAGGGAAACCTAGCCTTTTTCTTTGGAGCTAAATAAAAACAGGAGTCGTTATGCCAACATATGAGTATCGTTGTTCCGATTGTGATCATGAATTTGAGAAGCAATTGAAGATGGCCGAGAACAAGTTACCAGAGTCTCAACCATGTCCTGCCTGTGATCAATCCAAAATCAAACAGTTTGTATCACAAATGAATCTTGGAGATTCTGTAAGGCTTGGTGTATCCAAAGTCCCATCAGACTTCAACAAATTTGTTCTGGATAGAATCCGTACAGGCCATCCCCGTCATACAATGGGAAATCCCAAGGCACCAAATAATATTAAAGAGATCTAGAAAAGAGGTTGCACATGTCAGCAAAACTTCCAGCATCCCCGAAGTCTCAGACCCGCACAAAGAAGAATCTAGACCAACCCAAGATAGACGCCAGTTTCAAATTGAGATCCATTGTACCGCTCACGGACACTCAGAAGAAGATCTTTACTGAGTTCGATCAGGCAAAGAATCTGGTTCTGATGGGAACTGCCGGAACAGGAAAGACTTTTTGTTCTATGTATCTGGCATTGAAATCCATCGTCGATAATAAGAATAATACTGGCCCCAACAAAATTATCATTATCAGATCAGTAGTGTCTTCCAGAGATGTGGGGTTTCTCCCAGGAACACTGAAGGAGAAGCTGTCTGTGTACGAGGCTCCATACAAAGCAATATTTTCTGAATTGTTGGGCCGAGGCGATGCCTGGGAAATCATGAAGACCAATGGTGTTGTAGACTTCGTATCTACTTCATATCTAAGAGGAACCAGCATCAATGATTCGTTCATTATTATGGATGAATTTCAGAACTGTAACCTGAGTGAACTTGATACTATCATGACTCGTGTTGGTAAGAATTCACGAATGATCTTCTGTGGAGATCTAGAACAGACTGATCTACTCAAGAGTCGATTTGATGTAACAGGTCTGCCAAAGTTTGTATCCATCATAGAGCAGATGCAAAGTTTTAATATCGAAGAGTTTGGTGTGGATGATATTGTCAGATCTGGAATCGTGCGAGAGTACATTCTTGCAAAAAGATCCTTGGGTATTGGTTGCGTGCTGGAATAAGAAAGTGGTATAATAGTAGTGATGAGAAAAATATATAATCATTTAGGGTTGATGCTTCCTGAGTTAGAAGCATCAACAGGAGACGATGGAAAACGAATTTACACTACGCCTAATGGCAAAAAGTATTTGTCTGTTACTTCTGTGCTTGGTTCCCTTTCTAAGGACTCAATTGCGGCCTGGAGGAAAAGAGTAGGAGAAGAGGAAGCCAATCGAGTATCTAGACGAGCCACCGGACTGGGTACCACTATTCATAAGATCACCGAAGACTACATCAATAATGTAGAAGACTACTATGGTGATGTGGGTACTTATGAGAAGATGATCTTCTCGTCGTTCCAAGAATCTCTGCACCGGATCGATTATGTGATGTGTCAGGAGGCCGCACTGTATTCGGATCTACTTCAGGTTGCTGGTCGAGTGGATTGTATTGCAGAGTTTGATGGAGAACTATCGATCATCGACTTCAAGACTGCAAACAAACTCAAAGACGAAGAAGATATTCTGAGTTACTTCATGCAGCTAACAATGTATTCTCTTATGTTTGAGGAGATGACAAAGATTGTTATTCCTAACATTGTTATTCTGATGATCACCACGTCAGGAGATCGATTGGTATTCAAGAAGAAACGCAAAGATTATTATAAACCAGTGAAGGAGTTGTTAGATGCTCATCGAAGAAATATCTCAGATAATAACTGCTGACCTCAAGATTGACCGCATGAATCTGGTGGATGAGGCATCACGAACACCCAATCTATTCACCAAGTATCTTGCCATGTTCCAGGAAGAAAAGCTCAAACTCAAAGCTGCAAAGAGAAAATACTTCTCGGTGTATAAGTCTCGTCGTGAGTTTTATATGGGCACCGCACCCGAAGAAGACTACAGAGAAGAAGCCAATGAGAGAAAGGTTCTGCGTCAGGATGTAGAGATCTGGCTGGATGCTGATAACAAATTGCAGACGCAACAAGACCGAGTATCATATCAGGAATGTATTGTGGATATGTTGGAGCGTACTCTGAAGGAGATCAATTCTCGCACATTCCACATCAAGGAAATGATTGCGATGATTAGATTCGAGAGTGGAATGTAGAGACACTAAATACATATGTGAATATTTTCCTTAAACAATTAGATAATGTGTTTTGTCGTGTCGAGGCAGAACCTCATATTATACAGGAGTTGTCCGAAAAATTCACATTTGAAGTTCCGAATGCACGCTTTATTCCTTCAGTCAGAAGTAGACGATGGGACGGAAAGATTCGTCTGCTTCGACGAGGGACCAACAAAATATATATTGGTCTCAGTAAGTACATAGAAGAATTTGCCAAAGAAAACTCCTACACCTTCAGTAAAGATTTTGAATGCACTCAGACTCCTGTGCCTCTTAATTTCTCCAAGTGGTTCTACAATGGAGAACAAATACATCCTCACAACCATCAACTACTGGCGATCTTTGCTGCTGTCAAGAACAAACGACAGATCTTCCTCTCACCCACAGGCTCTGGTAAATCCCTAATCATCTATACAATTGCAAGGAATCTTCTTTCTCGGGTTAAGGGGAAGATACTTGTGATGGTCCCGACCACATCCCTCGTCGAACAGATGTACTCTGACTTCGAACAATATGCTGGCACTGAATGGAATGTCGAGAAACACACCACCAGAATATATTCCGGAATGGTTCGAGAGGACAAAAGAATTGTAATCTCTACCTGGCAGTCCCTATATGATAAACCTGCTTCATACTTCGATGACTACAATGTGGTGATTGGTGACGAGGCACATCTATATAAGAGCAAGGAGATCTCGGCACTGCTGGAAAAGCTGGTCAACTGTGAGTATAGATATGGATGTACTGGCACCCTGGACGGAGAGAACTGTAATCAACTTATTCTCGAAGGACTATTTGGTCCGGTGTTCAATGTAGTATCTACCTCTGATCTGATAGAATCAAAACATCTTTCAGATTTCAAGATCAAATGTTTTGTCATCAAGTATCCAGATGCAGTTCGGAAGGCCAACAAGGATAATGAATATGAGGACGAGGTCCAGTTCCTTATTGGTAATGATAAAAGAAATAAGTTCATCGCCGATCTTGCTGTGAATACCCAAGGCAATACTCTGGTGTTATTCTCCAGAGTCGAGTCTCATGGTATGAAGTTATACGATCTCATCAAGCAACGTACTAATAGACCAGTACATTTCATCTATGGTGGGACCGACACCACCATTCGAGAAGACATTCGAACGAGTGTTGAACTGGCCGAAAATTCTATCATGGTCGCATCCTCTCAGATCTTTTCCACAGGGATAAACATCAAGTCTCTGGCTAACATCATATTCTCTCAGCCTTCCAAATCCAGAGTTCGAACTCTTCAGTCTATTGGTCGAGCACTTAGAATCTCTGCCAAGAAAGAGATCGCTACCATCTTTGATATCTCGGATGATCTTACCTGGAAAGGCCGACCCAACTATACTCGGAATCATTTTGTGGAACGACTCAAGATCTATACCGAAGAGGACTTCCAATACAGCATTAAAGAGGTGGATCTAGATACCATATATGGCTCACCCAGTATTCCTTTACTATAGTATATCACGTAACTACATCTAATATTATAGCGGGATTCTAGTCAAAAGTCAAGCATTACCTGATTAAAAAATCTTAATCATTGTAACCCTTTACTTTCATTCCAAAACGAGGTATACTAAATGAGTAGTCGGAAAAAGGAAAAGTTGATTATGAATTTTGGTCTAACCGTAGAACAACTCTTAGAAGATATCGAAGGTATTGTCAATAGACATCGGATGAACTACATCGATGCCATCGTCTTCTACTGTGATAAGAACAAGTTCGACATTGAGTCTTTGGCTACATTGATTCCCTCCTCTCTGCGTTCTAAGGTCGAAGAGTCTGCTCGTCAAACTCGGATGCTGAAGAAACAGTACTACAAGATCTCTACTCTTCCCATCTAGTATATGACAAAGAAATCACGATATAACAGAGTGGTGTGGTCTGGGTCTAGGTCTTGGTCTTGGTCTTGGTCTTGTTCTAGGTCTGGGTCTTGGTCTGGATCTTGGTCTTGGCCTTGGTCTTGGTCTGGGTCTGGGTCTAGGTCTAGGTCTAGGTCTGGTATATAATATATGCCCACACAGGAACGAGCCTACCAGTATTACAAATACTATGTGGAGATGAAACTTCATTTCAACTCCCAGTCCTTTGACTTCTTCCGAGGCCACGGCACCCGATCATCTCCCAAGGCTTTCGTCGTAAGAAAAGATCGATACTTCTTTGAGAAGATGGCATCGGTATTCAATGTTGAGAAGTATCTTGATAAATTGTTGATTGCTGCCAAAGAGAAGAAGAACTTCTACATCCGAGATGTTATGACTCCGGATAACGAGAAGAAGTATCTGAAGACCAAAGGTTATATGGAAGCCTTTGATCGTGTGTTTGAGAAAGAGGTGTCTGATGTCGTAACATACTGTATCAAGAATAATGTGACGAAGAAGACGTTGTTGGAAGGTGATGATGAAGACAAACCCATTATCTATAA